CCTCTCGGGGAGACGTATCACCGGCCATGGTGCCCTCCCATCGCGACGACGACCCGGTAGGCGTGAACGACGGCCGGTTCATCGGGCACCACACCCTCGGGGGCGCAGTCGCCCTCCACCTCCACGACGCCGCAGATCGGGAAGCCCATCAGTTCATCGAGCCACGCGTTGTGCGTCGGCTCGTCGGTGCTCACGTCCCCGCCGTGGGGCGCCAGGGCGACATAGCGGGTGATCGTCTCAGGCATGGCTCGTCTCCTCTACGCCGGAGACACCAGCACTGGACAGCCCCGAGACCTCTGAGGAGGGGAGGGACGCGAGGTATGCCGCTTCCTCGTCGGTGAGCGGGAGGCTGGTGAACGACGACCCGTCAGCCAGTCGGCGCGCGTACTTCGCCGCTTTCGCGATAATGCTTGCGGCCGGTCCGTTCTCTGCGGGCTCTTGCTGCGGGAGAGACATGGGATAGATTCCGTGGTGCAGGGTTTGTCGCCGTCCCCGAGGTCGTCGCCACGACCGCTTGAGGGGGCGGCGCTTGCGTTTACAGCCCTTCGAGACGTGCGATCTGCGAGCTGAGCGCGTCGAGGCAGGAGCGTAACTGAGCCTGAGCGTCGAGGATGGAGCTGACCCGACCCGGCGCCGGATCGTATACCCCGGGTTTTGCGTTCGCCCCGGGTTTTGCGTTCGCCCCGGGTTTTGCGTTCGCCCCGGGTTTTGCGTTCGCCCCGGCCGTCTCCGGCCGCTCGCCGTAGATCGCATCAGCGAGCCGCCGCACCCGCGTGACCAGCGCGTCCGCCTCACCGAGCGCCGATCGAGTCTCCTTGTCGATCACGTCAAGTGTCGAGGAGGTCGTGGGGTTCGTTGCGGGGACGGCCGACCGAAGAGTCCCGCCGCTGATCCCGGGGAAGTGGTTCGCCTGCACGTTGCCGAAGTACTCCATTTCCTATCCTCGCTTGGGTGAGGGTTACCTACGCCACCTTGAGCCCGTCGAGACCCCACCGGGTCAGCGCGAGCTGCCGGAGCCACGCGTACTCCAGCCCTTCCTTCCTCGACCGCGAGCGGTCCCGCAGATACCGCCGCTCCCACAGGTCCGCGTTCGCGTTGGCGTCGTTCTCCAGGTCGATCACGTCGACCATGCAGATCGAGGGGCGGGGCAGCGTGACCAGGAGCCGGCCGCGCATCGCTTCCGGTCCCCACAGCGCCGCGTGGGGCTCGGCGTACTGCGCCGCGTCGAGCAGCGTCTCCCACATGTCGAAGGGCGAGCGCCCGCGGGCATAGGCGTCGTCTCGCTTCTTTTCGTGGAGGATGCGCCGGAGGGTGTGAGGCATGTCCCGCTGGTTCGCGAGCATGAGCCTGCACCACGTCGCCACGATCTCGTCGATTGGTTGGGCCTCGTTCGCCAACAAGGCCGCGTCGAACTGGTTGGGATGCACAGGGTTCCTTGCTTGTTTCGGGTCCATGCCAGAGCCCGAGTTGATTGGTGACGTCCTGCCGCGCGTCCTCGCGCAGCTCAATCCGTGGGAGGCCTTCTCAGCCAGCGCGCTTTCGCTCGCGCGGGGGGAAGGCGATCTCGTCGGCCGACCGGACGATCCGACGAGCAACCGCCGTCTCGATCCCGTCGTGTCGCTGCTTCCCGTTCACGACCCGCGACACGAGCGACGCGTCGACCCCGATCTCCTCAGCCACGGCCTTGATCCCCCCGTGGCCCAATCGGTCTTTGCGGTCGTGCCGCGTCAGTAGTACCTTGTGACGGCTAGTCATTATTTGACTGGCTCCGTAATCCGGTTTATGGCTACAGGAGTCAAGATATGACGTGTCCCGTGACACGTCAATATCTGACCACCATCTTTTTTCTGTCGCAGACAAATGCCCGACGACGAAAAGCCCGACGGGAAGGTGGACGCGGACTTAGCGCGCCGGATGTTCGTGGCGCGGCACTATCGGGAGGGGCAGCTCGGGCGGGCGTTGACCCTGTCCGATATCAGCCGGGCGGTCTCGGCGTCCCTCAAGCGGGAGGAGCCGTACGACCCGTCGGTCATCGCCCGGTGGCTGAAGGGCACGCAAGAGCCCCGAACGCGGCCACAATGGGTCGCGCTCGCCAGGGCGCTTGCCGTCGATGTCGGGTGGCTCGCGTTCGGCCTCGAATCCGCGGCCCCGGCCCCGGCCACCTATCCGGGCCAGGTCGAAGCCGGGGATCTCGCTCCGGGAACCCCAGTCCCGAAACCGGAAAAGGCCAAGGCGGAGCGGTCTAGCGCACGATCTTCAAGGGGACGTCGGTAGCGGCGCTCAAGCGCTGACGCCCATCAAAGTACGCCCATGCACTTTCACGAAAATAGTCGTCCCCATGCTCTCGAATCACCCACGCGAACGCGATGGTGTTCCCGTCCCGGTCCCGCAACTCCACCGCCTTCGCCCCCGGCGGCGGGGTCGGTTGGTTGAAGGGATTGGCCGCGAAGACGCCGCTGATTGGGGGCTCGTCGGGACGCCGCAACGCCGCGGCTGGGGGACCACTCGGGGGCAGCATCTTCGGGGGATTTTCGGGGAGTCGAGTCTACCATCCCGCGACGTCGCGGGCAATAGGGCAGTCGGTAGGCCGTACTCGGAGCGGCGGGGCTCGTCACCGGATTCGGAACGAGCGGGGTGGGGCCTGAAAGTCTGGTAGCGTTCACTCCGCGCGTCAAGTACGTCCGTCACACCGTGGAGACACAAGCCCTGGACATCGGTTCACCGTTACGGATGGGGCAACGCCGTCTTCCCCTTGTTTGGGGGATCGGGGTAGGCGGGCGACACTCGCCGGGGTATGCCACCCCGGAAGAAGCCCCAACGCCGTGCAGGATCCCGAGCCCGTATGCCCAAGCAGTACGCGGCGTTCCGAGCACGCCTGGTGGATGCTCGGGTCTCCTCCGGACTGACACAGGAAGAGGTCGACCGGCGCCTCGGCCGGACCAAGAACTACACGTCGAAGTGCGAGACCGGGGAACGCCGGGTCGACGTCATCGAACTCGCGCAGTTCGCCAAGCTGTACCGCAAGCGACTGAGCTACTTCGTGACATGAGGACGGCGGCCATGAGGAGAGGGGACCGGGGATGACGGACATCGGACGTTGGGTCTCTGCGAACCCGTGGGAGGCAACCGTTTATGCCATTCTCCTGGTGCTGCTCAGTCCGATCTGGCTCCGGATCGGCGGGGGGCTGATTCTCGGACTGTGGGAGGCGGCGAGTCGCGTTCGTCGACGCATTCGGCGCCGACTGCGCTCGCTCTAGAGGTGCGAGACCATGGAATCCATCGTTGGACTCAACCGGTTCGATCTACCGTGCGATCATTGCGACCGCCTCCGGTCTCTCCACTCGCGTGACGGCACCTGCCCGCCGGTCACCGGCAGGGAGCTCAGGCGGCGACGAGTCGTTATGAGCGTCCTCCTCGCCGTTCCCATCGCGCTCATTTGGATCGCCGTGATCGCCTTCTCGTCCGGACAAACCGCCCTGATCCGGGCCGGGATCGTCCGACACGATCGGCTCGGACACTAAGCCGATGACGACGTGGATTGTCGTGCTGGCCTACCTTGGCTATGTCGCCGCGTTGTACGTAATTGCCCGGTGGGTACGGCGGTACGTTGAGCAGCGCGAGGAACGGCGCTGGACCCAATGAGGGTCCGCGCCTACTTCACTGACGCCGGCAGAGCCGTCTGGCAGGTCTACCACTGGCGGGACATCATGGGCGGCCATTTTCACGTCGACCCCTGGGACGACAAGCTCCGCCCTGACGTCCGGGGATTCCGGCACACCCGGACCGGGGAGTGGCGCGTCTACCACTTCAAGCCCGGTGAGTCCCTAACGATGCACCCCCGCCGTGTCGCGGAGCAGCTCGCCCAAGCGCAGCCGCCCGAGACCGTCCCGACCATCAGGGGCGAGCCGGCGGGTTGATCGGCCCTGAGCACCCAGCCCGAAACGCCCACGTCGTATCCGTCCGGCCCGAGAGGGTGTCGTACCGCACGATCGGGATCGGCTTGCAGTAGTCGCCCGTCGTGGGGTGGTTCAGCCGGTCGACGCAGGCCACCGAGGCCAGCGCCAGAAGGAGGATGAGGATTCGCATAGGCCCCACGCTACGGCGGTCCCGCCCAGAGAAGGACCAAGACATCACCGTTTTATTGGAGAACGCCGGATCATCGCCGGATGGCGTCCTCGATCTTGGCGATGGCGTCACGAATCCCCGCCACGGTCAAGAGACCACATAGGCCGCCGATCACGTGGTGAGCATCAATCACGGGCAGGGTCGACAGCCACGTCAGGATGCCGCCGGTAGTTCCGATGACGGTCTTGGAGCCGAGTAGGCGAATGAGACGATCCATGGAGTCAGATCCTCGGGTAGTGGACGAAAACGAGTTTCGCCGGGTTGAGGCGCCGGGCGTGGGGGCCCGTACGCTCGTAGACGCCGTCGCCGTTGTCGGAGCCGTCGGCGTTGGAGTTGCCTTCAATCGTCTCCACCGCGCCGGTCAGCACCTTGGAGACGAAGCCGGTGTGATGGGCGTCCGTCGGGCTCTTGAGGCAGAGAAAGACATCCCCGACGCTCGGGGTCTCGGTCAGCCAGCCGGATGCGCGGGCGGTCTCGAGGATCACGTCACAGCTCGCCGTCCGCGGAACCGGGCTCTTGCCCTCAAACGCGATGCCGAGCACCAATGAGACAAACGACGCGCACCAGCTATCCGGCGGCTTGTTGCCGGTGAACTGCTGGATGGTTTGCACCCAGACGCCGCGGTTCTGGCCTCCACGCTCGCGGACGTGCGTGAACTTTCGCGCCAGCGCGATCACGTCGTCGTCGCGGGTCACCGACAGAACCCCGTCTGATTCGCGCGGCACCGGGCGGCGGAGTCGATCCCCATAAGAATCCGCATCATCTCACGGAACTCGGCGGCGTGCGTCAGGGAGTCGGCTTGCCGCTGGAGCGCCAGGGACTCGCGGTGCAACGCAAAGCTGTCACGCTGGAGGTAACGTTGGTCAGCGACGTTGAGCGCCCGCGGGGCGCCCCACGCAAGGGCCGAAAGGATCGCGCCGAAGGTGATCGTCACATTGACGGCGCGCTTCTTGGTCTGAGGGGACACGGGGGACCTCACAGGGCGGCGGGGGTCAGCTCGCCATGGTCTCGTCGGATCCGTGGCGAAGGGGTGGTGAGGGACGGGGACACCGGGACTACCATGGAGGACTCGTGACGTCAGGGTGGGGAGGCGAGATCGCCGGCGGTCAGCAGGCCTGCGTTTCGCAGCAGACGCAGGAATTCGGTCGTTGGTGTGTCCGTCGCGCGGAGCAGTTCCGGCGCCTCGCCCAGCGCGGTGCGGTACGGCTTCATCGTGAGACCGCCGCGTCCGAACTGCGCTTTCACGCCCCCACTGATGCCCTGACGCGCAGCGGCCAACTCCTCCGGGCTCGCCTTCGCGGCCCAGTCGAGGAACGCCTCGGGGCCTTTACGGGTGAGGTTCTTCGCAGTCGGGAGATAGTCCGAGCTGGCCTGGCGGATCACGTCGTACCCGCGCTGTATCGCTTCTATCTCCCGGGTGCGCTGGCTGAAGTCCTCTACCGCCTTTGGATAAGTGGGCATCGGCCCTGGTGAGGACCGAGACCCCCGTAGGGCTGATAGCGCCTGTCGCTGGGCCGCGCGGATGTCTTCTCCCTTGAACCGTCCAATGTTCGGCCGGTTGGGACTTACCGACGCGAGCCCTTTCTTGACCACGCCCGCGCGATCCGACAGCACTTTGTAAATGGCGTCCAACATCTCCGGCGCGTGTGCCGGAAGGTCGTCAAACTGCCGTGTGGTCTGAAGCTCTGCGACGATCTCCGCGATGTCTGGCTCGGCCAGGAATCGTTGGATTTGGGGCGTGTTCGTGTCGCCGCTCAACCCCTCCTTCATGGCGGCCCCGTAGAGCTGTCGGGCGCTTTCTGCTCGCTCGGCATTCTTTCCCAAGAGGAGCTTGGCCGTGTTCGGGGCCCCGAGCGAGCGCGCCGCGGTGGAGACCATGGAGGCGCCCTTTCCCAGCAACCCGCCCCCCGCCGCACCCGCCCCGGTTCGTAGCACACGCTCCCCGAGCTCTACATCAGGATCCGCGTTCAGCGCTTCCGTCGCGCCGCCGACGAGTGCCCCGGCCTGGATCGCACTCCCCGGTAGGACGGACGCCACAGGAATGCCACCGAGAATGCGCTCCGCATACTTCACCCCGGCGGGGATCTGCTCGACGTCGCGCGTGATGTCGTCGTAGGCCTCCTCGCGCGATTGACCGCGCGTCAGCATTCGGAGGCCGGTCTGAGCGAGCTTGCCGCCAGGAATCCCCTGGGCGACGTTCGCGAGGTGGCGGACGGCGGTTTCACCGACCCGCGCCAGGGGATGCTGGGGCGGGGGCGGTTCGGCATCCGGCACCTGGAGTGCATTGTCGACCGCCTCCGCGTGCGGGGCGAGCTGCCGCGTGATGTCGGCGACCGTCGCATGGCCGTCTGCGAGTGCAGCCGTGGCGTCCGCGGCCACCTTGGGATACCGGCGCAAATAGGCGATCTGCTTCCGAAGCGTCTCCGTGACGTACTGCGGATCGTTCCCGGCGGCGATGGCGTCGTTCGCCAGCTTCGCCAGTTCGTGCTCGATGTTTGGGCCTTGCGGTCGGACGGGGGCGCTCATTCGTCACCCTCCGGCGGCCGGCCAAAGATTCCGTAGTCCCGGCCTGCGGGCTTCGCCTTCGGTGGCGCGGTCGCAGGTTGGTCGTCGGCGCTGGCCTCGCCTTCTAACTCCGCGATGTACTTGGTCAGTTCAGCGCGGAGTTGCTGCAACTTGGTGCGAATGGTTTGCGGGGTGTCACCCACCCGAGGAACGAACGGAGCAAGGCGCGGAAACTCGGCAGCGGTGACGACGGCGCCAGAGCGTAGCTTGATCTGCAACGATCCGACGTTCGCGATGGCAGATCGCGCTGGTACGCCCGCGGGGTCAGCCCGCTGGTTGATATAGTCCCCCACGCCACCCGGCAGCACGTCCGAAACGGCCCGCTTGAGCCCGACCGCTTGGGGGTGCTTTGCCAGTTCTCGCTCTGCGGTGTCGATGACGGAGAGAATGGCCCGATTCTCGGCCACCGCCTTCCGGATTTGCGCGCCACCGGTCGATCCCGGCTCCCGTGGCTTGACGCCGGTAGGGTTTAACGTGGGCGTGCCCCGGGTGGGCGCCGAGAAGATCTCTGGATCACCCGTCGTCGGGTTGGTGCCCTGGACGTAGGTGATGCCCGGCGCGGCCTCCGGCGCCGCCCCCAGTTCTAGGCGCGCCTGCCGGTTGGCTTCGGCCAGCTTCATGCCACCAGCCGTCAACGCCGAGACTCGATCGCGAATCGCCTCCCATTGCTGTTGCGATGCGGTCTGCGGCTTGGTCGGGACTGGTTTGCCAGCCGCCTGCGAGCGAGGGGCGTACACGGGCCGACCGTCCGGCCCTTCGACTGGTTCCAGCGGTTCGTCCCCGGGTTGGGACGCTAAGCGTCGCTGCTCGATCGCCCGCGCCGTCCGGTTCGGGTCAATCAGGATGTCCACGCCTCCGATGTTGACGGTGCGCGGCTTCCCCATCATCGTCGCCAGGGGATCCGACCCCAGCCCCGCCGAATACTCGCCGAGATACTGCGCAGGGTCGGTCCCCGGTGGGATCTCTGAGCCGCCGATTCCCTCGAGGGTGCTGAGTCGCTGCAACGCGTCGAGCGCGGCCTGGCGCTCCCGCGCCTGTTTGGCCAACTCGGCCGCTGCCTGTTCTTGTGCGCGCTGGTCCATGCGTTCGGACAGCGAGGACGCGCCCCGACCGAGCCCTGCGAGGAGAGCCAGTCCTGACGGCATCGGGTTACCCTCCGTACCCCGCGCCCAACAGACGCAGGATGTAGTCGCGGTAGCTGTTCTCGGCGCTCATGTTCTGCGCGTTGGTCGCGAGGTCATTGGTGAACGCCTGCTGGCCGTAGCCCATTAGCGCGCCGAGCCAGTCCAAGTTGTCCCGCTGTGCCTGGGTGCCGACGGTGTTGCCCGCGCCGATCGCCCCGAGGCGGTAGTCACCGAGTGAGCGCGCGTAGTCCTGCGCGAGTTGGCCCGCCAAGCGCGTCTTCGCATCGCGTCGTCCGATGTTCAGGTCGTTCAGCCGACCGGCTTTGTTCGTCGAGACACCGAGGCCACGGCGCGCCATCTCCTCATCCAGCGCGGACTGCTTGAGCGCGTACTCGTCGTCGATCTCCCCGCCGAGCGACCCAAACAGGTCCTTCACCTGTTGCGTTCCGTAGGGTGATGGATTGGTGAGGAGGTCGAGGATGGACTGTTGCGTGGCTTTCTGAACAGCCGATCCCGCCCCTTGGCCCTGCGCCCCACCGGTGAGCGCGGTAAGCAGGTCGAAGGTCGACGCGTTCGCCGGTGCCATGTACCCCGCACCTTGCCCCGCCTGACCCCCACCCCCCGGCAGCGGGGGTGCCACTGGCGATGGGGCTGCCCCAGGATGAGGGCCCCCGCCGCCGTAGCTTGTGGTGATCGGCGGACCGGCAGCGGGAATCGTCGCGGGCGGCTGCTCGTAGCGCGTCAGAATCGCGTCCACGGGCCGCTCGTCGGATCGTACTGGGGCGCTCGTCATCCCTGACGCGTCGGTATTGCCGAAGTAGTTGGCCCAGTAGTCTGGCAACGGCTGTCCCTGCTCCTGCTGCTGCTGCCGCCAGAGGTTGTCGTGGTCGAAGTTCGCCACCGCGTTCTCGTCGGTCCCTTGGAACCAGGGATTCGCCGCTCGGTACGCGTCGATGTCCTTTTGGCGCGCGTTGGCGGATGGGGCTGGTCCTGGGGCAGGAGCGGGGGGCCGAGCGATGCCCGCATCGCGCATCTGGGCAAACGTCTGCTGCGGTGCGTGCGGCATGGCCTGCGCGGCGAGGCCCGCGGCGCGGGCTGCCTCCGGACGGCGCGACTGAGTATCTCCGCCCGGTGGCGTCTCCGATTGAACGGGTTGGTAGCCGTGTGGCCCTGTGAGCTGCGGCGCGCCGGTAGTGGCACGCTCATCGTCGGGCTCCTGGTCGTAGCGGTACGGCATCACGCCGTTCCTCATCGTTGGGTCCTCGTCAGTAGGGCGTCAACATCGGACGTCGGCGCGGGATCGCGGTTGGCTGGTACGGCTCAAAGGGCTGGACGGCCCCCGTCGGCGCGGGGAGCGGCGCCGGTTGTGCTGCGGCGCTGGGAGTCTGCGGTGCCCGGCTCACGGCCGCTTCCGGATAGCCCATCTTTGACAGAATCATCCGGTAGACATCGGAGTTCACCCCGCCAGCGCCCGGCTCGTACTTGGATGCCGCCTCAGCGTTGGCGGCGAGCTGCGCGGCGGCGCCCCCGGTGGCGTTTCCGCGGATCTGCGAGAGCCCCCGGGTGTAGTCGCGCGGCTGGAATGGAGTCGGCGCGGCCTGGTTCATGGCGAGGTACTGCGCGCGATCAGCCATCGGTGCGCGATTGATACGGTCCGCCGCCTGGATCGCGGCATTCCGCTGCATCTGTTCCGACTGGAGTTGATAGGTCTTGTCGAACTGCTCGCCCTGCTGATCACGGCCCTGCTCGCCTTGGCGGTACGTCGTGTACGCGCTGACTCCGGCGCCGAGAAGGGCGAGCAGATCCGACCACGACAAACCGTTAATCCCGAGTGCGTTCCCTCCACCGCCGCCTGGGGTCGTTGGCTGCGTCGGGCTGTTGAAACCAAAGTTTGAACCACCGCCGCGCGTGGGCGTACTGAAGGGGTTCAACGGGCCTTGGACATACGGGAGCCGCGTCGGCGCCTGCGACGCGGGAACGGCCCCTCGCGGCAGTGTCATCTGACCGCCGGCCTGGTGCCCCGGCTTCGCCCGGTTCGGATCCGTCGTCCATCCCGAGTCGTCGGGGAGCGGGTAGTGCCACTGGCCCGTCGTTGGATGCTGGAACGCGTACTTGGGCATCGTGAGTGCTCCTCAACTCGCCTGCGGGATGGTGTACAGCGTGACCTGGGGCGGCTTGTAGTACACGTCGAGCGCGGTCCCCCCGGTGCCAGGGTCGTAGTTCACGGCGCTCCCTGAGCTGCGGAACACCAACACGACGTCGAGCGTTGCCAGCGAGCCCTGGATGTAGCTTGTTCCAAACCGCAGCTCGTTCATGATGTTGAGCCGGTGCCACCCGTTGTCCGCGAAGTTGATCTCCGTCTGATCGAGCGTCACCAGCCCCAGCGAATCGCCCGACGTGGCCCCCACGTTTCGCACTGCGAACGAAGGATTGAAGCCCGTGCCGCCCCATGGTGTCGTGGGCGGGTTCGTGTCGAAGCGGATCCAGAACGTCGCCGTGAGCCACGCGCGGGCTACCTCATCGGCGCCGTTGTAGGTCGTCGCGACCGGGTCCGTGTATCTCGATAGCGGGACGTTACTGATGCTGATCTGCACGTTGGTGCCGGGCGCCGCTGTGGACTGAATCCGGAAACACTGCGGCTCACCTGGCGTATTGTTGGCCGTGACGGTGCAATTGGACGCCGTCCACGCCGTCGCGACATCGGGATCGGGCGAGATGTCGATCGGGTCGCCGGGGGAGTTGTTGAGCAGAATCGCGCCTTCTCCCCACAGATGCGTGGTCTGGAGGTGCGCCCCATTTAGATCGAGGAGCGCTCCCTTCTCACACGACCAGGTCGTCCCTTCCGAGTACACGTTGAAGAATCGGGCCTTCGTGACCGCCTGGAGCCGGACGCCCGCTTTGGTGCGGTCGTAGCCCGTGCTGCTGACCGCCGTGCTCCCACAGGCTTCGACGATGAGATTGGCGATCTCGATATTGCGATAGCCGCCCCCGGTGCCGGATCCCCCGTAGATGGCGTCGCGCGCGCAACTCAAGATCGAGAGGGTCTGGGCGCGGAAGTCTGTCGTCGCGCCCGTTACGGCCAGTCCAACGCAGCAATAGTTGATGAACAGGTTCCCGAACTTGAAATACGACTGACCGCCGGACGACGCGCCGTTCCCCGTCCAGAATCCCGTCGCGAAGTTCTCGATCGAGACATGATCGATGGTGGAGCCTAAGCCGCTGTCGTAGCTGCCGTCGCCGCCGGTGGCCACGCCAATGCTGCCGAACGTCCCAAGTTCCGGAACGCTGCTCGCCGTCTCGTTGATGTCGGTTCGCGGACCCCGAATCATCAAGTTCGCCAACCGTGTATAGCCGGTGAGGAGGAACCCGGAGCCGTTGATGAACTTGATATAGGTGGCTGACTGGTATCCGGGCCCCCACTCCCCGACGATCGTGCTATAGCCGGTCACCACAATCCGGGAGGCTGCGGTGTAGAAGCTCGTGTGCTTCGGGATGTAGATCGCGTGGCCGGGCGCCTCGGCGAGCGCCTGGTTGACGTAGGGCGCGATGTCGTCGTCCCGCTTCACGATCGATCCGCGCGCGAAGTCGCGGATGTCGACCTCGATGGGGTAGGGAATGCCCTGTGCCACGAGCTTGCGTTCACGCAACTCCTTGCCGTGGTCGTACTCCTCTGGCGGCGAGAAGGGCTGGTAGCGGAAGCGGCGGTAGACGGCCATGGTCAACGGCGCCCCAGCAGATTCGCCTGAACGTCCGCCAGCTCGTAGATGGCGGGAACGGTCCCGAGGGACACGTCGGACACCCCTGTTGTCGTGACATCCGAAATCGTCGCGTCGAGGTACGCCCCCTGCCCCCCCGGCGACAGATAGTAGGGCGACTGCACGCCAGTCAGGGCCCCTAGGGTGTGCGTGGTGGCCCCACCGATCGGCGTGGAGAACACGACGGTGGGACGAGTATCCCCGGTCGGCAGTGTCGCCAGCAGGTTAACCCATCGAAAGGACTTGGCGAACACACGATCACTGCAAAACAGACGGTGTAGTTGCAGCGTCGCGGTGATGCTGGTGCCCCCAGTCACCCCTCCGGCCCCATTGGGCTTCGCATCGTCCTTATGGGTACTGCCGTAGTCACATGCTCCCACCCACAGTCCGCTGTTGCCGACGTTCTGGGCAATCCGCCAGAGGTGGGTCCGTCCAAGGTCGTCGAGGACGTCGAAGAAGGCGACCGCGCGCGTCCCCCCCGTATCTGTGCCGTATGTTCCTGTGAAGGGACCTGACCAGGCGCCGAGAGTCACGTTATAGACGTAGATCCCGGCCCCATGCGCGTAGAACCAGACTTCATTAAACGGTCGGTTGAACGCCACGCTCGCGTGCCGCAATTGAAACCCACTCCCGCGAATCAGCGGCACGAGCGGGTCTGGTCGGTCTGGTGTGCCGAGCGGTCGGACGTCAGATCCGGTCGTCGCGTAGGCGCCAAGATCGGAGAGAAAATAGGCGACGTTCCCCTCAGACGCGGTGTTGGCGACGCACAACGCACTGGCCGTTCCAGTGGACATACCAACATCACTACTGAGCACCTGCGGTGCGATCTGCGTGTCGTCTTGGCCCCACCCCGTTAGGACGGAGATGCCCTGCGCGTGGAAGATCAGTAGCGAGCCGTTGACCGGAGCGCACGCGATGATGTCCGCGGCCCCGAAGGTCCGGACAACGATCCGGCCGCCTCCAGCCGCATCGTCGCCCAACGAATCGCCGCCGGTCGACCCGGTCGCGGACGACAGATTGGAGTAGTACAGGATGTTGCCCGACCATCCCCATAACCGGTCGTTGTAGACGCACAGCCCCTTGACCTGGGCGGTGGTCGCGCCCAGCGATGTAATCGTGGTTCCGTTCGACGCGATCTTGCGGACCCGCGCGGAGCTGTCGCCGGCCACGTACATCACCTCGTTCGTGCCGTCGGAGAACAGCACGGGTCGCCATTGGGGAAGCGCACCGAGGTCGGACCAGACACTCGCCGCCGGAAGGGCGGCGGCGCCACGGTAGGCGTTGAGCGCCGTGGACGCGGGGGAGGCGGCGAAGAGGTAGACGCGTCCCTGCGCGGGCCAGTACATGCCTCCAACGTTGGCCGCCGTGAAGGTGGTGATTGCCGCCGTTGTCGTCAGCGCCGTGCCGAGTCGCTTGAGCGCCGCCCCGTAGTTCGACAGACGGAAGTTGGCCATCTGCCGCGCCTGGTCCGGCCGCAGGAATGCGGGATCCGAGACGGAGTTCAGTCCCCCGGCGAATCCCGCCTGCTGGTCGGTGAGCTTTCGCCGTCCCATGGTCACCCCCCCCACATATCAGGGGTGTCGAACGACCGCGCCGTTATCGGCCACGTGGACTGGCGGCCAAGGTCGAGCAGCATAGCATCGTGCATCGCCTGCCACTGGGCCGTGATGTCGCGAGACGCTTGCGTTTCGTTTCCCCCCTTGAGCAGCGCCATCGATGCCGCCCGCCACGGAACGATCTTCTCGTAGCCCTCTGGGAACTCGACCGTATCGCTGTTCGACGCGAGTTGATCGGCGCGGGGAGGACGGTAGTTCACCGTGACCGACATGCTCTGGCCGGCCGCGATCGGCAAGATCTGGATCTTTGATCCGAACCGATACCACACGTACGGTAGCGACGTATTGGGCTGCGGATTCGGAAAGTCCTGGAACCGCGACTCCCGGTAATAGAAGGACAGCACCCCTGCCGATGTCGAGGGGGACGCGACCGCCAAGATGCGGTACCAGTACTTCGCGGTGTTGCCTGACCCCGTATTGAGCGACGAGAGATCGAACTGTCCGTTCGCATCCTGTGTGACCGTGACCGTCTGCATCAACAGAGCATTGTTTGTGTTGAGCAGGTCTGCCCACTCAGCCCAATGCGCCACCCCGAGCCACGGCTCCAGCTCGTTGGTATCGGACCATTGCGTGGAGCCCGCGGCGTTCATGACGTTGCGGGTCATCTCCAGCATCTCAGCCACGGTCATCGACATCCCGCTACCGCTCGATGAGGCGCTTCGGTGCGTCCGGAAGGTCCGGCGGCGCCCCCGGTGCGAAGTCGGTGCCCGATACCATCGGATGCGCGCGTTCTACGCCGGCCTGGACCCGCCGAAGATGGTCGGACTCATCGAGGATCCGACGCGTGCCGGTCTCCACGGCCTCGTCGACGGTGCGTTGCTCCGCCAGCCGACGGAGCTTCATTGCCTCCTCGATCAGTTTGTCGGCGGCGGCGCCCGGGTCGTCGGGAATGTTGCGCTCGCCATAGTGGTTCCGAACCCACGAGACCATCTCGCTGGTCGGCATCTCCCGGGGGAACCGGGACACCAGATCGAAGGCGTTCTCCTCCGGCATGGCGCCCGAGCGAACGTGCTGCCAGCGGGCGTCTCCATCGCGCCAGCGCTCCTTCAGACCGAAGTAGCTCTGCCCGTAGGCGCCGGGGACCCACTCGATGCGCAGGCGCGGGCTGACCATGGCGAGCTCGCGCACGACGTCCGTGGGCGGAATCGGGTGCCCCACCGGGGTGATGAGCGCCGCGCCCGAGTTGCCGGCGTAGATGACGCTGGCGGGACCGTTCTCGGCCGGGACGTGCGTGTGCTGCATGATGCTGGCTCCCATGGTCAGTGACCTCGTCTGAGACTCAGTATTGGATCGCGATTTCTACCACGCCCGTGATCTGGGGAGCGGTTCCGACGGTGGCCGCGGCGACCACTTCCCACCGGAGCGTGTCGCCGGCGTTGCAGGTGCGGTTCTGGTCCGTGGCGGTGATCGGCCAATCGGTGCAGTCGGACGTGAGCACGGCGGCCTTAATCGACGTCGCCGCCGTCAGCGTGACCGGTGTGCCCGCGTTGTTCCGGATGAGCTGGGCCGTGATGTTCCCCGACCCGTCCGCCGGGGTTGGTCCCTGGATGCCCGCGGAGGTCACCGAAAACACGCGGGCCGCGGGGACGGGTACGTAGATGGTGGTGGTGGCCGTGCCGGTGAGTGCGACACCGCCGGTGCCGATCGCCGCACCGAGCACGGCGAACATCGTGGCGAAACTGCCGGGACGCGGACGGAAGTTCCGCGGCCAGTTCGCGTCCTTCTTCGTGAATGCACCCATGAGGACCCTCCGTTCGCCTCCCGGCGATCGTTGTGTGGTGGGACCGATCTGCTACTGTCGGGTCGGAGGGGTGGAGGCCCGAGCCCCACCGCTCGAGTCCTCCGTCCCACCCTCCTTCCATCGTGCGGTGCGCCGGCCGGCATGTTGGGCACCGGCGCCCTCCGGTCCGTCACGCGATGTATGCCCATCGCGGGTCCGTCAGGGCGGTTACCCGTTGCTGACGTTCCAGTTGTACGCCTGCGAGTCGGTGTAACTGATGATCGACCCGTGGGCATTGCGCTGCTTGGTCCCGACGTTGAGATACTGGGCCATCGAGATCTCGAAGGCGTCCTGGCCGGCGACAAACCGCACGGTGCCCGAGGACTCGTACTGCACGGGCGACCAGTCGAGCGCATCGACCCAGAACAGCGACGGGAGGTGCAGCAGGTAGAGCGTTCCGAGCGGGCAGTACGGGTCCATCACCAGCGGGATGCCGAGGATGGTCTCGCACTCGTAGCCGTTCGGCAGCTTGATCTTCTGCGACCCGGACACGGGCATCGTCCGCTGTCCAAGGACCGACTGGATCAGTTGCTTGCCGATGCCGAACGTGGTGACGATCAGGTACTCGCTCGGATTGACCGTCGCGTTCATGCCGGACTTCGCGAACAGGTCGGTTGCGAGGGTCCAGATGTCCATCTCCTCGCAGGTCGGGCCGACCTGGGTACCCGCGGTGTACTTGGTCGCATCCCAGCGGCCGTAGGTCGCGGCCGAGAGCGCGTGCAGCGTCGTGTACGCCCCGCCCCGATTGGTGATGTTGATCAGACCGTTGCAGTAGGCGTTGAGGGCGTCGCCGGACTGGTTGGCCTGCACGATCAGATCGGTCGCGGCCATGTTGGAGATGCCGGTCGCGAGCGTCAGCGTACAGACCCCGGTGGCCGACGTGAGCACGTTGCCGACCGCCGAGATCTGCGCCGTGCCGCGGTTGGTGACGCCGGTCGCGTCGTAGGCGGTGACGTACATCCCGGGCTTGAGCCAGAGGCCGCCCTGGCCGGCGCCGGTCACGCCGTACGGCTTCTCCACCACGATCGAGACGGTGGTTGCCGCGGTGATGATGATCGCCTTGACACCGGTGGCGTTGCCGTGCAACGCCTCCTGCATACCGAGCTGGTAGCCCTGGGCGAAGGCGCGGGTGATCTTCTCGCGGAGCGAGATGAACGCCATTTCCTTCGTCTGGGTGCCGACGATCGGGAGGCGGTCAAAGGCGCGCGTGATGTAGAACCGCGCGATGCCCACGTTCCCCTGGACTTCCTTGGCCTGCGAGGAGTAGGGAAGCTGTCCCGTGGTGGACCAGCTCCAGTTGACTTCGGGCTGGGTGACCACGTCGAAGTGCATGTTGTTGCCGCCCCACTGCACGTTCCCGATCCCGTTGTTCTCCCGCTTCTTGATCGCGGAGAGGAGGGGGGTTACGATCGGGACGAGATCCTGCCGAATATCCTGGTAGAGGTTCTTGAGATCACCGGCCAACTCCGTGTCGGTGATGTACATGATGTTCTGAGCCATCGGGTCCGTCCTGACGCCATCACGGCGTTAGTCGAGGGTCTATCGGGTGCCACCGCGCGAGTACGGACTGTCATCACGACGTTCGCAAGCGCGAGGCTAGGATCGTTGAGCGACTACATGGTCAAACGCGTCATGCGGCCGCTCCATTTGCGCGGCGGCTGTGGCTTCCGTGCCCGGCGATGATCGCGTCCACCGTCTCGCGCGCGTTCCCGGGCGCTTTCCGAGGAGCGGGCATCCCGCCGGTGACAGATCCGACTGGACGTGTCGCCGCCGCGGCCGCATTCGCGGCCTGCTGAGCGGCTTGGCGCGTCCGGTTCACCGCTTCCAACTGACGCTGGACTTCACTCTGGGCCGTCCCGCGCTTGGCCGCTTCGGCCTGTGCCCAGGCGCGGTAGGGGCCGTGCACGAACGCCTCAAGCTGCGGGAACCGCTCCGGCGGAATACGCCCGTTGACCATCAGGGGCGCCATCTCCAGCGAGAGCTTGCCCGCGGCGGCCTCGCGGCCGACCAGCGACTCGATTTCCTGCACGATGGGACCGATGCGCTGGGCAAGGGCCTGCTGTTGCTGCGCGGCGACGCTCTGCTGCGCGGCCGCCTGATGCGCGAGGATCTGGCGCTCGCGCGCCGCCAACTCAGCCTCTCGACGCGCGATCTGCTTCTCGGGCGTCTGCTCGGCCGCGTAGGCCTCCCGCCGCGCAACGACGATCTCGTCCGGGGCGGTCAGTAGTTCGATCGCGAGTGCCCGGAGGCTTTCCGCCTCGGACCGCACGGCGGTGAACTGGGTCTGCCATTCGGGGACCTGCTGACGGTAGTACGTTAGCTCGTCCTTCGACTTCTGCATGGCGACGCCGTCCTTCGCCATGCGCATCAGATCGGGCAAGGTCTTGTTGTAGACCCGCGTTTCCCCGGTCTCTTTGTCCCGAATCGACAGCTCGTAGGTCCGGGACTGGTCCATCTCCGACCACTGGCCCGTGTTCGGGTCGCGGGCGCGGAGCACCACTTCGCCTTCCGGCTCGTCGGCGGTGATCGCTATGACGAGCGGTGACGGCGTGTCGCCCTGGTCGCTCGCGGCACCTCCGTCGGGCGAGAGCGTCGCCGGGGCGTCGCTGGGGACCCTCTCGCCCGGCAGGGCAGCGGAGAGACCAGCGGCCTCGTTCGTCGACGGCTCCCCGCCCAGGTCCGGCGCTGGATCCGCCCCGGTTGGTGCCGGCACAGGAGCGACGGGAGGCGCGTCAGCGCTCGGGCCGCCATACTCTCCGCCGCGTTGCGAGATGCGCTGAACCATGTCGGTGACGCTGGTCGGAAGCGGTTCGGCGGCGGGTGCGACGGACGTCGTCGCGACGTTCGGGGCGGTCATGATCGGCTCCTGGTCATTGCGGGGCCCGCGCCTCGAATTGCGCGGCCGCGCGTTCTTGGTCGGAGACTCCGGGGCCGCCGCGCGCTGCCGCGGGCGCCGACGCCACGGAGGGCGAGGCGCCTGCGTTCAACAGCGGAGCGGTCCGAGGGTCCATGGGTTGGCCCGTTGTCGGAGGGCCGTCCGTACCCGGTGCGCCCGGCATGATTCCTGGGAGCATCGGGGTCATCTTTCGCGCGGCTTGCTGCGCGAGGGCGGTCCAGCGCATGTCGGCCGCCAGCCGGATGTCGGGATCGATCCCGCCGGCAAGGATTAGGTCGCGCTCCAGAATCGTCTGCTGGATCGATTCGTCGTCCTGCCACACGATCGGCTCCTGGGGCTGGCGAAGCCGGATCTGCTCCGACACGCGCTTGCCTTTCTGGTACTGCACCTCGTTCGGGGCCTGCATGTCCCGCACGTCACCGAACTGCGACCGTTCAAGCCACTGCTCTTTGCTGATGATCTGGCGGTCGTAGGCGTTGTCGAGCATCCACTGTTTCAGCGCCATGGGCTGAGGGATCATCGTGGCGGGATCCACCGTCACGTCCACGACGCCGTCGAGATCGGCCGCCGTCAGTTCCTCGGCCAGGTCCGAGCGATCCTTTCCCAGGACGGCGATCTTCCGCGGCATCTGGTAGCCGAACCGCATCCACCCGACGGTCTGGCGCGCCCACTCGGTGTTGGCCTCGGCCTGTGCCGCGACCTGGGGCGCAAAGACCCGCTCCAGCGCTTCTCGCTGGGCGAGGATCGCGCGGCCCGACTGGTCGGATGCGAACTGACCCCGCGCCTCGGCGGTATAGCCGGTCAGGTCCTCGATGGTCTTGATTTCGCGGTCGAGCGCTTCCTTGATGTCGTTGCCGACCGAGAACCCCTGGACGGGCATGAAGGACTCGCGGATGTCACCCGCCGTCCGCACTTCGAGGATCGAGGTCTCACCGCCGATAAACGTCTCGGACGAGATGGCGTTGGTTTTGGAGGCGTACCGGCCTCCGGAGTTCTTCCGGATGGACTCGTACCACTTCGACCACAGCATGTTGATGCGCATCTGCGGCGCGACCAACAGGTTCATCCGCGGCACCGGGAAGAAGGCGGGATCCTCCGATCCGTCCGTCACCCGCAGCATCGGCACGCGGCCCATCAGCAACGGCTTGGGCCCATAGACTAGCTTGCGGCCAACGACGATGGCGGTCAGCCCTTCCTGTAGCCAGTCGCGCTTGTCGCAGAAAACGAAGTAGCGCGCAACCGTCGGTTGGTTCTGGAAGAGCGGCGCGTAGAGGTACTGATTGGTGGCAGTGAACTGGGACGCCTGCTGCGCGAGCAACGCCTGGTCGGGCGCGTCGGCGACCTCGGGACCGTACATCGAGACTGCGTACTGCATCGGGAGGATGTCTCGCACCAGCCAGTACATCGGCGCAACCGTTGCCGTGGCTTCGGCCGACACGCGTACCTGCTCGATGCGAAAGACGCGGGTATAGGGCTCACCGATCGGCACTGGGCCGCGGCCTTGCTCCAGCTCCTCCCACGGACCGCGGTCGGTGTCCCAATAGGTCATCTGGAACGAGACGCCATCGGTCTGCGCCCAGTAGAGCGCTTCCTTGTCGATCAGCCGCTTTTGTTGCGCATCGTACTGGTACTCGACCGCGCGCTGCTGGGCTTCAGCTTTTCGCTGGCGGTCGGGATCAGTGTTCGTCGGCTTGAACTGCCAGCCCGGCCGCTGTTCGGCGACGACCTGCATGGCCCAGGCGAGCGCCGGCCGGATGCGGTTGTCCACGATGCGGACCGCATCCTTCGGGATCGGCGTTTCGCGCCAGGCGCCCATGCCATTGACCCGGGACTGATACTGGTCGCCGTTCCGGAATCGCCGATTGCGCTCCGCCATCCAGATGTTGCGCTGCACCCCGGGGCCGTGGAGCTCCCACCGCTCATCACACCATCGCTGCCAATCCGCGTCGGTCGGCTCATGCTCCAAGCAGAGCGGAAACAGGGGGCCGTAGATGGCCTTGAGCGCCTTGTAGCGACGGTCCTTGTCCGCGATCTCCTGCTGTCGACGCTCGTCATCGTCGAACGCGATGGCGTCCGGGGTCTGTCCCTGCTGCTGGGCCGTCAGGGCCTCGGGCGTCACCGGCTCCGTGAGTTGCCGCGGGATAGCGAGTGGCGCGACCCCGGGCGTGAAAAGGAGCTGATCAATGGCGCTCGGGTTGATCTCCGGGTGCTCGGAGGGGTCCAGTAGCCCGAGGGTGGACGGGGCAGTCATCGACTACTGGATCAGCCCCTCGCGGGGCGGTCCGGTGTCGGTCGCGATGCCGGGGGCGAGCGCTGGCAGGTGCGCCCGTACCGCATCCCAGTCGCGATGGAGGGCATAGAGTGCCAGGATGTTCCTGCGCTCGTCCTCCTGCGCGAAGTCGTCCTCCCACGCCGTGATCCGACTGACCATATCCGGAGGCATGGACTCGCCATCCTTCGCGTGCTGCGCTTGGTGTTCGCGAAGCGTCATCTCCCGCTCGGCCACCCCAGCCCGCCGCTCCTCGACAGCGACCCGTCGCGACTCAATCGCCATCGCCCGTCCGTGCTCCGCCGACCGAGCTAGGCGGTCCGCCTCCCACTTCGCCGCAAGCGCGCGTACCACCTCCCGCCCGAGAACGGTTCCGGCAACGAAGCCAGCGGCGATGATGAGCGCGACGGCGACCACCGACTACTCGGCCTCTGAGGTATCGGGCTTGTGGCCCTTCAGCGCCTCGGCGGTGATCGCGCCAAAGTTCGCGCGTCCTTCGCTAACTCCGCCCCCGAGCGCTTGTCCGGAGATGTCGCGATAGACAGCCGCCGATCCGTCCGGACGCGGAACGCCGAGGTGGCCGCCGTCGGGAACTTCTTGGGGCAACGCCCCGTCCGGGGTATTCGAAGTGTCAGGGCCGGCCTCAGTCTTCTGCTTCCTGGGCATTAGTCGAGGGGATCGGGGTTAGGGTCGATTGCTGGTGAAGCCGGACATCGAGATCACGGCCTTGATGTTCCCGGGCGATGAGAGGCCAGCCACGAGCGCCGTATTGACGGCGGCGCGCAACGGCCGCTGCTGGAAGTCGAAGGTGATCGGCGCGGGGTTGTCCATCGTCGGGATCTCGGCCTGCCATATGACCGTCGTGCCGTCCTTGATCGTGAACGTGCACGCAGCGGCGACGGTCGCGGCGAAGGACAGGGTGACCACGGTGCAGTGATGCTGCTTGTCGGCAACGGCGGCCCGGGTACAGGTGACCGCCGCGTTGGTTGCATCGCCGATCACCGTCCACTCCGGCATCCCGAACTCCAGCTTCTCGGCCGGCGCGGAGGCGACAGCCAGGGTTACGAGGGTGTCAGCCATCAGGAGTCCTCCGAGGGGGGCGTCAGCACGATCGCGTCGTCCGTCAGCGTGGATGCCCATGACAGCGCGTTGTCCGGCAGATCCTCGCGACCGTCCACGATCGAGCGGGCGTAGAGGTTCCGCTCACGGTCAACGCGCTGCGCGTCCTGCGCGAAGGCGACGAAGGCCGCGCGCTGCTTCGCGGTGAGCGGGATACGGATGGGTTCTTGCATCTTACGCCGCTGCGTAGAAGGGAATCACGCGGTTTGTGCCCGCCACGTTGATGATGACGTAGCCGGTCGGCGTGGCGGGCAGCGCGGAGGCCCCGCCTGCCGCCCCCACCGTGGTCTGTGTGGTGGCGCCCCAGCCGATCTGCCCGGCCGCGACCGTCGCGGCAGCGGCCGACGTGCGGATGTCCGGACCGACGAGCGTCGTGCTGGCGGCCATCGTCATCGTCGCCGCCGTCAGCCGGAAGATTTCGGCGTTGTTCGTCCCGACGACGACCGGCGCGTTCGCGGTGTTGATGATGTCCAAGTAGCTCGGACGCGTGGAGTGCGTCGTCGCATAGATCGTGATACGTGCCGCGGCCGAGCTGTCGTCGTTGCCAAACGCCAGCGACATGAGGGCGCCCGCGTTGGTGCTGGTGTTTCGCAGCGTGAGGGAGGCCCCTCCACCAAACGCCGACGAGAACGACGACCCGGTGGCCGGCGCACTGATGCTGGTCGACGCAACCAACGTCACGCCCGTGACCGCACCGGCCTTCGATACCGAGAACATCGAGGTCGAGCCGACCTTCAGGTTCAGCAGCAACGATCCGGCGGCGGACGCGGTATCGGTGACCGTCACCAGAATACTCTCGAAGGTGACGCCCCCCGCGTTCCACGTCTGCGTCAGCGTCAGGGGTTGGCTGGTCGTGATGGTGCCGGTCGCGATCGCGGCGTTCGCCGCGGCGACGAGACCGTCCTTGCGGACCGAGAATATCGAGGAGGAACCCACCTTGAGATTCAGCACCAACGAGCCCGCCGCGGACGCCGTGTCCGTGACGGTGAAGAGAATGCCCTCGAAGGTGACGCCGCCCGCGTTCCAGGTCTGCGTCGCCGTCAGAACAGGGGTTGACGTGGTCACGGTGCCGCCGACGAGCGTGATGTCGTCCCACGTCGCGACTTGGCCGGGCGGGCTTTCCGCAAAGAGGTTCGCCAGCGCGAGCTGGACCTGGGCCACAGCCTGGAGGCCGCCGACGTTAATGCCTGCTTTCTGCGCTGCCGCGATGAACGCGGCCGAGGCATCGCCATTGCTGGTGGTCGAGACGACCGGGTACGTCATGAGACGGTCTCCTGGTTCAGATCGCTCGTGGGGCCGGTCGTCGCGGCAGCGAACGGGCCGAGCGCATGGTGACGATCGAACGTGTCGAGCTGTGCCAACACCTTCGCGCGATACTGGAGGCTCCGGCGCATCGCATCCTTGATGTCCATGAGCGGATCCCCGTAGACCACGACCGCGCCCGCCGGATCGGCTGGAGTTTCGAACAGGCCGAGGTAGACCCCACCGTCGGGCCGCACGTGCTCCCGCAGGCCACCGGCCGTCTTCGGCACGTTGTGGAAGTCGTCGGGGATGACCGCGAGCCCGGCGCACCACTGCACCAGGAGGAAGCACACGGTCTCCGGCCGGACCTGCGGCGCGTAGGCGTTCCCCTCCTCATCAACCAGGCCGCCGCCCATCGGTCGCCCATCTTCGCCGTGAATGACGGGCGTGTTCCGTCGGATGGCGTCCTGGACGACCGTGAGCGCGCCGCGGGGATCGTAGGGGTCACTCATGGGCTACCAGCCCTCCCCGCCGAACTGGTTGTCAGACGAGTCCAGCCCGGTGCGGTGCTGGTAGACCCGTCGGTCGATCGTTCCATCCTCGCTGGGCATCCGCCACTCCTGTTGCTGGATCTCCCACGGCGCCGGGATTGCGGCGGCGCTGGCGACGTTCGAGTAGGAGAACAGCGCGGCTGGCTCCGTTGGCTCGAAGCTGGCTGTCGCCATCGCCATGGACGTCTCGTCCGCGCCATCGTCCCCGTTCAGCCCGCGTTCGTTGGCGTCGCGCTTCGCCGGCACGTTGGGGTTTAGCTCGTCGGGCACGAGTGCGGCGAACTCGCTCAAGCACCGACGGTTCCCGGGAGTGTCGACGAACTTCAACCGGATCTGGCCCGCTACCATCGGACCAGGTCGGTCCATGGCGAACATCCGACGCATTACCTTGGCCCGCGCCAGCTTGTCGACGTTCGCCCGTTCTACGTTGATCCCGTACCGCGCGAACACATCCGCCACCGTCTCCGCCGCCGCAACATGGGCCTGCCGTTTCGCGAACGCGTCCGCCCCGGCGTACACCATGCGGAGGCATCGTTTGTCAACGGACCCTTTGATCGTCGCGGCCTGCTCCTCGTCCTGGAAACGGTGCATGTACACCGTATCGAGCTTGTAAACCGTGTTCTCAACGCGGACGTAGGCACCGAAGGCGGCCGGGTGGGCAAACCCCCAGTCAAAGCCGCCCCACCACTCGTGCCAGTCCTCAAGCGGCGGCAGGTCGTGCCGCTGCACGACGAGGTGGCGGTCGTCCATCAGCTCCGGGTAGAAGAGTCCGAGGGCCATATCCCAGTCCCCTTCCCGCAACGCCGCCTGGACCGATGGCGGGAGGTCCTTGAGGCCGTCCCAGTAGCTCTGCGGGAGGAGGGGATTGTCCCTCGCCGTACCCGGCACATAGCCGCGCGTACGGCCGGTCTCTGGATCCCGGTATGTGCGCTCACCCTTCTTCCCGCAGAGATCCACGAAACGCTGCTTGAGCCACGACCGACCTGGTCCGATCGGGTTGGCGGTCGCGCGCGCCCGGAGGGGGACGGTCGGATCGGTGGAGCGGATGCGGCCCAGGATCATCTGCCAGACCACCTCATCGGGGACAAGAGACAACTCATCCCACATCACGGCGGTGTACTCGGGGCCGAGGTAGTCAGTGATCTCCGTCAGCGTCTTCGCATGGGCGATCTGGACCGTGCCGCCGACTGGCGACTGCCACCGCGAATCCGTCGCGATCCATTGGAACCCGAGCTGCGGATAGAGCCCGTGCATCCGATCCCGTATGTCCAGCGTGTCCTTGTAGACCGTGCGGAAGAAGATGACGCGAGCGCGTGGGTGGTGAGCGTACTTCCCAGCCAACCCGACGAGCACCGATGTCTTCCCGGGACCAGCCGCCCCACCGAGCAGGCACTCGAACGCCCCATTGGATGCCGCGCGCATCTGAAAACCCTTGAGTGGTTGCCACGCCACCGGTCGCCCATCCATCTCCATCGGGTAGGCGAAGAGGGCGGGATCCAGGGCCTGGGTTGTCACTCGGTCTCCGGCGGACATACCAGGAGCGACTGCATTCGCTCGCCTTGGCTCGTGACGTCGACCGACTGCGGAGCCTTTCCGAAGCCGCGATCGCACACCTCGGCGAACGCCTTCAGGAACGCCGAGTCATCGCTCTCGTCGCCGAGCAAGGTCTCAAGGCGCTTCGCGTGCGCCGCACGCATCGCGAGCTGCTGCATCCGATGGCGGAAGACGTCGGGTGGACGTCCCGGGCCTGGCTTAGTCGTATTTCGGGGGTTGCCAGCTTTTCCGCCGAAAGACGTTGAGGTGGCGCGTCTTGGCATCAGCGCCCCACCGCCCGCGGGTAGGCCCGCTCGCCGGTATCGGCACAACGGATGTTGTGGCGGGCAACGGCAGTACGACTATCGAGGAGACGCGAACAGGCGCCGCAGTATCGCGGCGCGATCGATACGGTGTCGTCGCGGCCCGGCTGCTTCGCCATCACGCTGCATAGTGGCAAATCGCGATGACGAGCACATGCTCAGAACTGTCTACGCAATTTTGCGGGGAACGTCAGGTGGGTTGGGGTGGCAGTCCCGCATCCAGCGTTCGTGAGCCGCCCAGAGCATGACGAGCCGGTACGCGCCCAGGTGGTCCGGGTTGGGGAGGAGGAGCGCGATGGCGTTGACGTGTGACCGGACGGTGGACGGCCGAATGCCCAGCCGTCGGGCGACGTCAGGAGCGTCGAGGCCGCGACCGACCAACTCGGCGACGATGCGTTGCTGATCGGTGAGCGGGCGGCGCGGGGCATTGGGGTCGGTCGTCATCGGCCAGACTCGGGATGGAGGAACAGCATGTTGAAGACGGTCATGTAGAGCACCCCGTCGTTGTACTCCTGCTGCTGGATGGTTTGCTCGGGGGTGAGTGGGACACGATGGGGAGCCACGTCCTGGATGCCGTATTCCTGGTAGCCGAACGACCGTAGGAATGCGCGGAGGGTGTGCTCGCCTTCCCCCATCTGCTGGAGGCCGAACGCGTTGATCTCCGCGATGATCGCAGGGCGGTCCGTGCCCAGGATGCGCTGGGCGCCGCGAAGGACGTTTACCTCGGCACCCTCCACGTCGATCTTGAGGAGCCGGACCGGGGGTGAACCTGGCAGAACGGCGTCGTCGAGGGTCGTGGTGCGAACGATGGACTGTTTCGGGTGCGCCCGCGTCTTGACGTTCGCGGCGGCCCGGCCAGGGTTGTACAGCGCGTGGCCGCCGTCGTTGTCTGCGCACCGGTAGAAGCTCAGGCGATCCGTGACGTTCGCCACGGCCCGTTTGTCGATCGCGACATGCGCGAAGCCGTTGCGGGCGACGTTTTGCTGAAGTCGGCGCCGGTTGTCGTTGTCAGGCTCGAAGGCAAGCACTCGCCCGGTGGGACCGACGATCAGCGCGCCGAGGCAGGTGAACACGCCGATGTGGGCGCCGACATCTATATAGAAGTCCCCGGGTCGGAGTAGCGCCTTGAACGTGGCCCAGGTCCCAGGCTCGTAGCCGTCGATGGTAACGAGATCGCACAGCATGGCGGCTTGGACGGGGCTTCGAGGGTCCAGCGAGAGATGGAGGGGGCCCGGAGCGGCGGGGACGACAAGGGTGGTCTCAGCCATGGGGGACGCGCTCCATGATTCCCACGCGGACGCGCGCGAGCAGGCCGTCCCAGTCCCCAGGCGTCGACACCGTCAGCGAGCGAACCGACGGATACCATGGGCAAGCCTCGCCCTGGTCGAGCCATCGCCACTCCCGGCAGAAGCGGTGGAGCACCCATGTAGGGACACCGAGCGTTCCAGCGAGGTGTGCGGTCAACGTGTCCACGGTGACGACCAGATCGAGACCGCGCATGACGGCCGCCGTATCAAGGGCGTCCTGACAGCCGTCTGCGCCGTCGATAAACTGCTTGCCGAGCCACGCGCGACCGACCATCGGCGCGTCCGGCGCGAACTGGAGCGCCACCCACGTCACGTTCGGGATGTCGGCCAGATGCCGAAGCGCTTCGTGTGGGATGGAGCGGATGGAGTCCGCGGGGTTGCCCTTCGCACCTTCCCAAGCGATGCCGACGCGGATGGATGTGTCACCGGCCACCCTTCGCATCAGCGTCTTAATGTCCTCGTTCGTCGAGTCCCGAAATGTCGGTGGCATCGGGGCCGGGATCGTCTCCACTGTAGTCCCTAGAATCCCCGGCAGGTCCAGCGTTGAGACGTGATGCGTGTACTCGGGCAGGGGGTGAGTGTCCCGGACGTGGATGGCGAGGCCGGGGAAGCTCGCCTCCATCCACCGCTTGAGGACGGCCCGCGTCTCGAGCGCAGCGATGGTGTAGCCCTGCCGCTGGAGTTCGGCCACGTACCGCGCAAACTGGACGTGATCGCCCAACCCTTGCTCACCGTGGACGTAGAGCGCGTGACGCTTCGGGAGTGGACCTCCGCGCCAGTGCTTAGGACCGAGGTCCTTGAAGCGACCGTAGCCTCGCTGGAACTCAAGGTCCCTCCAGCGGTCATTGTACGCGCCCCAGCCCTCCGTGTACCGCCCCTGGCGCAGCCAGATGTAGGACTGCGCGAGGCGAGCGCTGGCCTTGTCGGCGGGGAGGGCGGTCGCCTGGCGCCAGCACTCCCACGCCTCCTCGACGCGGCCGAGTTGGTAGAGGGCAGTCCCGAGATTGCCCCACGTCTCGACCTGCTTCTCGTCGAGCAGCAGCGCATGGCGGTAGACCGGAATCGCCTCGGCATCGTCTCCGGCGTCCTGTAGGAACCGACCGAGGTTGTGACAGGCAACGGCATCGTCGGGCGCGACTTCGAATGCGGCGCGGACGAGAGTCTCCGCGATCCCCCGCCACTCTGGGAGGTTCGGGTGGTTCGGGTCCTGGCCGCGGAGCGTGAAGTAGCCCTGCGCCGCGACCTGGCCACCGAAGTACAACACCGGCTTGGAGAATGGCTCGATGTCCGCGCAAGCGCCGAACCACTTGAGCGCTTCGGGGAGGTTGTTGTCCTCCATTGCCCGGAGGGCCTGGGCAAGCGGCTGCTGGAGGTGCTGTGGCACGGTCTCCCGCCAGCGCTTGGTGCCGACGATCGAGAGGGGACGGTCGGAGGCCGGGACGGGGTTGCCGTCCCTGATGACCCGAATGCGTTTGGCCTTAGGCATGAGCGAGGGAATCCGCGGAAGACAGGAGGATGTCCAGCCAGAGGGCTTGGGTTGACCAAGCAAACGCGCGTTCGGCGGCTCCTAACTGGGCCCCAGCAATGACGATCGGCGGGAGGGCGCGCTGGCGCACTCGCTGAAGTGCGTTAACGCATTCTTCGGGGTCGGATTCGCCCCAGCCGTCCATGCCGGTGAACAACGGGCACGGGAGCGTCACCGGGGACTGATGGGTGAGTTGCAGATCGGGATCAATAGAGCCAAAGACGTCGAGGTGCCCGGTATTCTGGCTCGCGATGCACGGGACACCGCTCCCCATCACCTCGGGCAGCACCATGTTCGTCGCGCCCTCGCAGCGGTTCGGAAAGAGCGCGACGTCGCATTCTCGGATGGCGCTGGCGAACTGCTCCTGCGAAAGAAAGCCGAGGTCCATCGTCGCGTCGGGCGGGATCCCGTTGGCCGCGAGCCATGCCGTGATGTCGGCCCGACCGTCGCGGATGACGGGAACGCCCTTGACGTACCCGGACTCCCAGATGGAGTGCATGGTCGGCGGCCAGCGATTCTGCCACGCGGTGACGAGCACGGCATCCCGGCCTTCCGGTGTCTCCCGGAATCGTCTGAACGCCTCGACGACGATGTCTTGCCCCTTCCGAAATTCGAGCTTGCCGCCCGAAAAGACGTAAAACCGACCGTCCTTCGGGCGCCGGCGCGGCGCGGGGGTGAACAGAGTGTCGTCGTACCCTTGGTGCCAGACCGTGGAGTGGATGCCCTTCGCCTTAAGGACGCCTTGTGCCCAGGTCGATGGAGTGAGAATCAGATCGTAGCGCTTGAGATCGTCCACAGCGTGAACTGGGATGGCGGTGTCCTCGAAGACGGCCAGCAGGACGCGGACGCGGTTGGGGACGTCGACAAACGCGGGCCAGTGGTTGCCGTAGCCCTCGATCCGGATACGCCGCTCGCTCACGTCGCCGGGTTCGAGCATCGGCGCGAGCGTCGGGAGCAACGTCGCCGGGACGCCCGAGAGATCAGAGCGCGCGAGGACGTGGACGCGGCGACCTTCGCGGGCGAGGCCGAGCGCGACGTGGAGTGCGAACAGCCCCCACCCGGTGGCGGTGCTGATACCCCATCCGAGTTCGACGGGGAGGGAGTCGGTCGTGGAGATGGTCTCAGTCATGGGGAGGGGAGACGGGAGCGTACGAGACGATGCGCGCGACGCGGGGGTGAAGCTCGACGCGGTGGAACCAGATTCGCGTTCCGTCGTCTAGTTGGATCTCGTGGCGGCGGCGGACGAAACGAGCCCGCCACACGTACCGAGCAACATATTCGCGCCCCTCGGCGGACCACTCCTCATCGGAGAGCGCGGGTGGGATCTCGGGATGGTCAGGGGAGGACATTGGCGGGAGCCTCCGCATTCGGTGAGGACAGCCCCAGTACGCGCCACGCATCGGGCAGGACGTCAGACGCGGGGACGTTGAACACACCGGGCGACTCCGACACATAGACGCGGAGGCGCAGGCCGTATCCGTGGCGGTCTGTGACTTCGCAGAACTGGATCAGGTCCGGATGCAGCGAGAGAGTGGGGGCGACGGACAGAAGGTTGGGAGGGGTCAGCATTGGGTAGGTCTCCGGGGTGTACCGTGAGGAAGGGGGTTACAGCGGCGTGACTTCGATCTCGGCGCGGGGGCGGTCTACGTCGACTCCAGCACGTTCCCACGTCGCGCGCCAGAGCCATCGATCCTTGGTGTAGATCACGCCTTCGATGGCGTCGTGAACGCACTTTGCGAAGTTCGGCACGTCGTGGGCGCGGTAGTCGTCCGGCACGTACACGCGGGCATGGAGCGCGACGGGGAACGAGACGGCCATTCCGAGCCCCGCCGCTTCCCGCGCTGCTGCCTTGGCCTTCGCCTTCCCGGTGCGGTACTCAGCGGTGAGGAGGATGGAGCCGTTGAGCAGTCCGTGCCGGCGGTTGTCGGAGACGAGGGCGGACCAGGGAAGCACGAACGAGACGGGGAGCTTGATCGACGGTGCGCGCTCGATGATCTGGCGGGGCGTGTCCAGGTCGGCGGCCGGCAAGCCGCACTCCCGTCGGGCCTGGGCGTCGGCCTTGGCGTGCGGGATCCCCATCTCGACCATGTGCCGCACGATCTGGTCGAAGGTGAGGCCGGTCCCGCGTGCGCCGCGTTCGCGTCCCTGCTGGGGTGGGAGGGGGGTCATGAAACCGCCTCAGCGAATCGGGCGCGAAACTCCTCGTAAGGCCGATCGGCGCGCTTCATGTTGCAGTACCAGCAGGCGAGGACGTGCTCCGCCTGACGGTGCCGGACCTTCCCGCTCCCGCGAGGATGGATGTGGTCCACCGTCGCTGCGTTCCACGGAAGCGTCTTTCCCGGCAGCGCCGACACGTAGACCGTGAGTTGTCCGCAATAGTGGCAATGCGGATCAGCGAGCCAGAGGCGACGACGGCGACGGCCCTTGCGCCTTCCGCTCACGGCTCCCTTCCTCCGGTGTGGTCGGCGGGCCGACGGTCCCACGTCAGCGGCTCGGTAGCTGTGACGCCGTAAACCGAAATGCCGAAGTGGTCGGCCGGACGGGTTTGCTCCATCTCCAGGATGTGGCGAAGTGCGTAGTGACCCTCGTAACCCGCTGTCGTCCAGAACGTCGCGCCGCAAGAACAGCGCTTCCGAACGAGCAGGTAGAAGGGCAGCGGGATCGACGGCACCCACTCGCCTCGACTGTTCACCGTCTGGTTCGTGTCCAGCGCGTACTGAACTGCGGCGATAACCTGACCCGCCCTCATGGTCTCGCTCCTTCGGTGGGGGTGGTGGGCATTGGTCGCCGCGAAATCGTCGTGTGTGCTGTCAATGCCCGCATGGTGTCGTCAGTTGAGTGCGTGGATCGCGAGCCAACGTCACTGGTGTCGCGAGAAAGTGCGTGAGTGAGAAAAGTGAAATCTTAAATTTCATGCATCCACTTCACACACGGAGGATGCGATGAGCACGACGCGAGACACGCAGCGCGCGAAGCTGTACAGGGCAGAGCGGTCGACGGCTGCGTTTCAGAGAAGGCCGTTCACGACGATGGTCGAGGTGTGGGCCTACCTGGAGCGCATCGAGCGAGACCGATGGTTCCGGCGCCACTTCGGTCGATGGCGCTTTCGGGCGCACGACGGGAGGGGGCGCCGACGGGGCGCGGCGAACACGACGGGATGGCTGACACTCCCCCGCTTCGCGCGGCACCCGCAGTACATCTTGCACGAGGTGGCGCATTGCGTCGCCCCTGCCGGTTGCCAGCACGACTATCGATACGCGGCGGTCTACCTCAAGCTGGTGCGGCACTTCCTCGGCGCCGAGGCGCACGCCGAACTGCGCGCGGCCTTCAAGGCGAACCGAGTCCGCTACTCGCCGCCGCGACAGCTCAGCGCCGAGACGCTGGCCCGACTGCGCGAGCGGTGCGTCTCGATGCGCGCGGCGGCCGGGCCACGCGAGTAGGCTCATCGCTTCGCCCTCCCGAGAATCGCCCGCCCGTTGGCCGCGAGCCGACGACGGTCGTAGATGTGGTGGAACCGGAAGCACCGCTTGCAGCGCGAGCCGAACCACGCGAAGCGGGCGTGACACCCGACCTCGATGCACTTCGCCTCGCTCCCCCACAGGTAGGCGAACCAGATCGCCAGCAGTCCCAGGACCAGCGTCTCAGCGGTCGGCATCGAAGCCTCCGGGTGGCCGCTTCCCCGTGCCGCCACAATCGGGGCATTTCACGAAATGCCAGCCGTCGCACCGTTCCCAGAGAATCGCAAAACGACTTCCGAGCGGGAGGAATTCGAACCGCCACGCGTTCCGAATTCGCGTCGTGATCTTGTGAGCTTCCGCGTGCTCCTCCTCCCAAAGCTGCTGGAAGATCCCGCCCTCCTCCGGGTTGTCCTTGTGTGGCACGCAGCCCATCCCCTCGCACTGGCCGAGGCAGACGGTTGACGGCTCCGGGTATGGACGCCCAGTGGCGGCATAGCGGTCAGTAAGCATGATCTCAGTCGGTTCGGTCATCGTCAGAGGAGGAGGGGGTGAGGGCGGCAACCTTGGCGATCATCGCGTCCACGATCGTCCGCGCCGCGACGGGATCGCCGCCGAACTGCATCCGAACGGTGGTGGGTAGCATCGCCAGCATGGTCTCGAAGCGCTTCCGCTCGGCTCGGACTTCCCGCGCCAGCTCGGGGGCGTCGGTGCGGTATTCCGCGATCAAAACCGCATCGTCCAGTCGTCGTGGCGCCCGATGTATCGGCCACGGCCCCGGCGTCGCCAGCCGGTCCAACTCCTCGACCCGTTCCACGACCGCCATCACGTCTCTGGTCTCACCGTCCATTGGGGCGGTCCTCCGGAATGGAGGTGAAGGTCACGGTCGTCGCGACGCGGACGGTGAAGGTCCGCGCGCAACTCTCGGACTCGCACTCGACACGATACTCACCGTCGGAGTAGTTCAGGTCATCCCACTGCTCGTCCCCGCAGTAGGGGCACTCGATGTAACCTTCCGCGTCGACTGAGCCGGGTCCGTCGTTGTCGCGGCGCGCGGCGTCGAGGCCGCAAAGCACGCGACCTTCGCAGAGCGAGGGCGTGAAGCACACGCCGCATGGCACTTTGCGGTTGCTCATGTCGCGGTCTCCCCGGAGAGGCGGGAGGCGGCATCGTCGAGGTTCCGGGTGCGAGAGCCGTGGGCGGCCATGGCGACGCGAGCCGCCTCTCGGAACGTGTCGCCGTAGTGGTACGTCCCGCTGTACTCCGCGTCGTTCACGCGGAAGCCGGGCCCCCGCCACGCACTCGTCCGCTCGAACCGCACGATGGATGCGTTGGGGTTCCGCTCGGTCCACTCCACGATCTCGGTGTCCCGTCTGGCCGCTCGTAGCTCCGCTTCCAGGGAGGCGATGTGATTGAGCACGGCGGTGAAGGCGTCGCGCACCGCCTGATTTGCCGCCATGAGCGCGCCGTCCTCGGGCCAAGGAATGGCGGGGCTCGTGTTCGATGCGTCCGCATGGGCGTAGGCGGCTTGGATCAGCGCATCTAGCTTGTCGTGGACCTCGTGGCGCGGTTGCTCTGTCATGGCTGGGACACTCGGCTAGGGGTGGGGGCGGTGTAGATCTTCCAGTCGCGAATCCGCCCGATCGTCCGGTGGTCGACCTCATAGTCCTGGGCGATGCGGGTCACGCGCTCACCGCGCCGGAGTCGGCGCCGGATCTCCGCGACCTGCTCGTCTGTCAGCTTCCGGGTGTTGCCCATCAGGCGGCCACCTCGAGCGGCTGGAGCTTGCCGAGCTTTGCACGCCGCAGCACGAACATTGGTGCCTTCTCGGATCGCATGGCGGGCGGGGAGATGCCTTCCACCGGCACGAATAGGCACCCGGACGCGCAGTCGCAGAGCAGCCGTTGCTTCGAGACGAGGAGCAGCCAGAGCCCGTCCGCGCTCAGCAAGGGGCGCCACTGGTCCTTCTCGTCGACCATCGGGGACCACCGCACCCGCTCCGTCGCTCGGCCGGTACAGGCGGGGCAGTAGAGCGGGTCGCGGTCCATCAGGACCGTCGTCGAGGACTTGAGGTTGTGGCGCTCCCAGGACTCGGCCAGCTCGCGCAGCTTCGCGATCTTCGGGAAGTACTCCGACTCCTGCATCGCCCGCTTGACGGCATACCGGACGGCGTCCCCGCTCAGCCCCGAGAGGCCGTTGCGGTAAACGTGGGCGGTGGCCTGGGTATTCTCGGGCTTGATGTGCCGGGGGTAGGCGGCGTCGAGATCGCCCAGCAGCTCGGCGACCAGTTGCAGCGTGAGGGGTTCAGCCATTCGCGGCTTCTCCTTTGGAGAGTCGACCGAGGATCGACGTGACGGATTCCGGCTGGTTGCCCTTCCGCGGGCCGCCGGGGATGATCTGAGGGGCGGAGGTGTTCGCGACCTGCTGGGCGGCCCGGTACTCCTGCCATGCCCGCACGGTCGCGTCGACGAAGTACCGCAGGCTTCGGATCGCGGAGTCGGAGCGGTGCGATCGGGCGAGCTCGTAGATCTTCGACTCCGCGAACCAGACCGGGACGCCGGCCGTCTCCAGGTCGGTGACGGCTTCGACGGTGCTGCCTTGGCTCCACGTGATCCGGGGCAGGGGCTGCGGCTTCGACGGGTGCTCGGCCAAGCCGCGGTTGGCCGCGCTCGCCAGAACGATCGCAGGCGATACCAATACCTGGTCGCTCGATCCCTGGTCCTCGGTCCTTGGTCCTAGATCCTTGGTCCTAGGTCCTAGCGGCGAAATTCCGCGATCCTCCGCGACTTGCGGCGATTCGCCGCGAACCTCCGCGAGTGTCGGCGGATCGGCGGGGGACTCGGCGAGCAGGGCGCCAAGTTGCGATCGGCCGGCGTTGTCGATGCGCTGGTGCTTCCCCCACTTCGTGATTTGGAGTACGGGAACTCCGTCGCGGGTGGCGCGCCAGCGAACCAATCCGATCGCGACGAGCTCCTCGATCCAGCCAAGGAGGGCTGCGATCGTCACGGCGTCGTCGACCGGGTAGAGGGTCCCCAGGAGCTGGCGGTGCGACCCGGCAAGGAGGCCGATGTCGTCCGCCTGGGTGATCATCAGGACGAACGTGTAGCGTGCCTGAATCGAGACCGACGCGAGCTTCACGTCGGAGGCCATTTCGGGCTTGAGCGACCGAATGCGGGGCATTACGGGATGCTCCTGCGCGTCTCCGCGCTGTCGAGGGCATCCCTAGAAATAGTGCTCGATGTCGCGCCATGATGAATGACTTTCGGCCGAGATGAGTGAGCCTGCCACGCCGCTTCCGTCTCGGCCGCAGCGGCGTTGAGATCCACCCCGGTCGCCTCTTGGAATGACTTCGCACCGAGGGCATGGAGCCACGAGTGGCAACCCCCAGCGGGGATCCAGACGACGGCCGGCCCGACGCGGATCGCGTAGACCGGCTGGCTCCGATCGCAGAGCGGGACGACGTGACGAGCGTCCGCCTTTCGCGCGGCCCCTCCCGTCTGGACATGCGCGTTCTCGCAGGGACCCCGGCGGCAAACGACGCACGGACGCCACCGGACCCACAGCACACGCTCCTCGGAGCCGTAAGCCCGAGCCCACTCCTTGCCGCGCCGCTTCGTGTTGCTCGGCTTGATCCGGCCGCCCCGCTTCATCGGGGCCTTCCGGCTCAGCGTCGGCGCGAACGGAGAGACCCCAGCCTCCTCCCGCTCCTGACGGCGTTTGAGAGAGAGGCGGTTCATGCGGCAGCTTCGTCCCGCGGACTCCACGCACGACCCGACACCGTGTCGGTGAAGACCGAGCGATGCTCATCCCACTCAACACCCTTTGGGATGCGCGCCACGGCGCGATAGTCCACCCAGCCCCCGAGGGCGTGAATGCGGAACTGGACGCGCTGGCGATCCTCCGACGTCCACGCTTGTGTGACGCGCAGACGCCCGCGTCGGGGCTCGACGATCGAGGCGACGTAGTCGCCCTGGTTGGTGACGAGCGCTTCGTTGAGTGTCATGCAGACTCCCGCGCGAACTCGTCGCGCAGCCGAAGGAGAAATGCGTTGGTGTCGGGATCCGCCGTGATCGCCCGGGCGTCGCGCGCCCAGTCCCGTCCGGCCAGCGCCAGGGCGGCGCGCTCGGCGGCACGGCGATCGGGCAGCATGGAGAGCATCGAGAGCCCGCTGGCGAGGTGCGACACACTCCAGCCCCACCGGTCCCGGTGAATGGCGATTCCGGGGATGTCGGCCGTCACCAGCGCCGCGACGGCCTTGGTCGTTCCATCGCCGAGGGCAATGCGGAGAGAAGTCGCGTCCCATCTCACGTCCGGTCCTCCCGATCAAGGGAGACCGACGACGGCCACACGCGGGCAGATGGGTAGCGCCGCCAGTTCTCCTGCACGGCGGAGCAAAGCGCCTCCCAACGCGGACGGGGTTCACCGGTGAAGTAGCGCGGCTGGCGGCGCACGTCCTCCTCGTAGGCGGCGCGGCCGGCGGACTCTCTATCCTCGGACCACTCCGCTTCGTTCAGATCGAGGAAGTGAGGGAGGGGATTAGGCATCGTCGCCTCTGAGGTTGACAGTGGCGATGGTCTCACCCTTGGCGTCGCGAAGCCTGACGCCGACATTCTGCTCGCCGTCGTCGATCCAACAGAACACGCCCGTATCCCGCCACGTGACCATCCCTTGGCCGATCTTGGCGGCCGTCAGCGTGTCGAGGAGCCGGATCGTCGGGCCGATGATCTGGAGGTAGGTCCGGAATTCCGCGAGGCACGCGTCGAGACGATCCGCAGGGACCTTCGCGAAGTCCGTGATCGCGCGGATCTCGTAGGTCGGGTGGTCGGTCATGACTCACCTCCTCCGGTGGAGGGCGGCGTGTACTGGCACTCCGTCGCCAGCACGGTCGGCCCGTCGTCCAGCGCGATCAGCGTAACCCACGGTGCTTCGCGGTCATCACGGACAATCGTGCCGCCAACCCTCCGTGCGCTGTCGTAATGGAAGCACACCTCGGTCCGGCCTCCGACGTGTTCCGACTGCCGTGGAAAGCGGCCGGCGGGCGGGTTCACGTTCTCGACGCAGCCCATTACTAGCCTCCTCCGGTGGAGGGGGTGCGGGACCGACGAGCGCGGTCTTCCCGTTCGCGCTTTGCATGGGCGGTGCAGTACCCATGTCTCCCGACCGTCTCCTTGAACTTCCGGTTGCATCCGCGCCCAATGACGTCGGAGAAGATGGTCGCAGCGCAGTATCCCCTCGCGTTGCGCTGGCACTCAAGGCAGGTCCACGGCTTCGACGTATGCACGACGTCGTACCACGCCAGACTGCCCTCACACGTCGCGCACTTCCCGTACTCGCTCATGGTCTCGATCCCTCCGGGGTGGAGAGCGAACCGGCGTCAAGCTCAACGGCGCGCAACGCGGCGAGGCAGAGCGCAGCGGGGGCGATGGATGCGTGAACCTCCTCCATCACCAGCGGCGGGACGTCTGTCCCATCCGCTCGGACGTAGCCCATCGGCGACGTGTCGTAGAACTCGCACCAGAACCCGTCAGCGTCGTTGCCGGAGAGGCGCACGCCCAAGTCACGACGGGTCCGTCTGGCGACTGCTTCCACCACCAGCCACGCGGAGGCGATGTCGCCTTGGTAGTCGGGACCGCAGTATTCGGCGGGCCAGAGCTCGCCCCGTGCGAGGCTCTTGGGGTACGCACGCCGGATCTGCTCATCGCAGTTCGCGAGCGTCGGCCCATAGAACCTGTCCGTCCGAGTGAGACCGTCGCCGCACGGGGCGTGCGCCTCAACCTCGCCGAACACGACTTCGGCAACGCGAACGCTTAGCGCCACGCCCGACAGTTCCGGGCCTTTCTCCTTGGAGGAGACCGGGAGGGAGGTCATCGGTCACCTCGCTTGCTGTCGACGTAGGTGACGATCGCGTGCAGGTCGTCGGCCTCCATCGCCATCGGGAGGAGCCAGCGCACGTTGCGCATGAGGTTGGGACTTAGGAGGACCGCGGAGGGCGGGAGGCAGTAGACCTTCTCGCCGACGTCGTTCTCCCCAGGCACTTCGAGCGCGTCCTGACTGACTGCGGCGAAGCAGTCGCAGACCCACCCGTCGCCGCGCATGAGGCAGAACGGCTTCCACTCCGCGTGAACCGCTCCGACTTCCTCGATGCCCTCACGCCGCATCGCATCCTCGGGGCTCTCGCCGTCCTCGACGTGCCCACCGATGCCGTTGAGCCGCCCCGCCATCTCCCCAGGGCCGCGCGACTTCTGGAGCAGTACGACGTATTCGTGCTCAGGGGCGAATAGGAACCCCAGGACGTATCGGGTCTCACCCATGGTCCCGTCCTCCCGATGCTCTGGAACGACGGGAACGGGGCTTCGGGCGGGTGAGCTGCGCAACGAGGGACGAGCGGAGCGAGGCAGCGGCGCGCCAGAACTCGGCGGCGGTGATCTCGATGTACCCCGTGCCGTCGCCACCCCCGTGCAGGTAGGCGCTCGCCTTGAGGTTGATCATCACCTCGCCATTGGAGGTGCGCTCGAACGTCCAGCCCGTCGAGCTCCCCCCGTACCCCGCCCCAGTCGGTGCGAAGTACATCCACCATTTGCCGCCGCTGCTGTAGCTGTTCCGATACCGGAAGTACCGGCCGACCAGCACCATCGCCTCCGCGCGCTTCGCGGCCTCCTCGGCCCGCCGGGCGGCGTCGATCACCTTTCGCGCCGCCTCGACCTCGGCGGCAGTCGGCACCTTCGCCCGGCCGTTCACGCGGCACCTCGGGGGGCATCCCCCTGGAACCGAGCGCGGAAGGGGAGGCAGGGCTCGGCAGATCGGCGGGGTACTACGACCGATCGTGCGACATGGAGCCGCAACGGGGGTGCGACGGGCGGTGACATCACGCCCGTAACCGCAAGCCCTACTTCATCATGCGAGAGGGGGGACTCGAACCCCCACGCCTTGCGGCGCCAGATCCTAAGGCTAGTGATAGCCCCCGACCGGCCCCCCTTCCATAGAGAGCGCGCGGCACGTGGCGGCACCGTCCGGCACCCCGCGGCAGCACGACTACGACGAATAGTACGACATGCGGTTTTCATCTAGCGCTGGCCTCCCGCCTCTTGGGCGCGGTCCTCAGGGGTGTAGGTGAACACGGCGTAGATCGTGGCCGCCATGTAGACATTGGCGTGGCCGAGCTGGGCGGCGACCCACTCCAGGCTCTTGCCGCGCTTCCGGCCGCGGACGGCGACCGAGTGCCGCGCGTCCCGCAGCGTGTAGTCCTCGATCTCCAGCAGGCCACAGAGCCGCAGGTGGTGGTGGCTCGCGCCGTCCTTGGTCAGCCCCGGAAAAAGCGGGGCGTTGGGGTGCATCCCGCGGCAGTGCTCCCGGAGGATCGGGAGCGCCCACGCCTCGATCTCCACCTCGTGCCGGTTGCGCGTGCTCGTCTTGGTGCCGCGGACATGCGCCACCCCACGGTCAAGGTCGAGGTCCCGCCGCACGCCTTTGAGCGCCGGACCCACGTCGGCGCCGGTCGCCTTCACGAACGCGAAGAACGCGCCGTACTGCGGGAGGGCGGCGGCCACGATCCGCCGGTCGGTCGCCTCGCTCTCCCATCGGAGCCGAGCGGCGTTCTTCTTCGGGGGGCGGAAGGTCGAGAGCGGATCGCTGGTCAGCACGCCCGTGTCGAACAGGTACCGCATGAACGACCGGAGCGCGTAGTAGTACTTCCGGCGCGTCCCCGGCGTCACGTCGAGCGCAGCCAGCCACCGCTTCACCCGGTCATTGGTCAACTCCGCGGCGAGGAATGAACCCGTGCCAGTCAGGGACTCGACCTGCTGGCGGTATAGCTCCGGGGTGCCCGTGTCGCCCTTCTCGGCCCGCACCCAGGCGGTCCATCCGTCGAGGTGCGCGCAGAGGTTATGCGCGGTGAGGAGCGACTCCAGCAACGAAATGGCGTTCGAGGTGTGGTACTCGTAGACATCGCCAAGCGTGAGTCGCCGCGCCTCGTCCGCCCCAGGGGGCGTCCACTGGCGGTTCTCCCGGATCGCGTCGAGCACGACCCAGCGCTTCTCGTCGGCGAGCTGCACGACCATTCGCTTCATAGCGCGCACGACCTTGGGGTCGCTGGTGCCGGTGGAGCGCTGCACCAAGCCCCCGCCCCGCGTCGGGACGTAGATCGACTTGTACCCCTTCTTGCCGCGGGCGAAGGCAGTCATGCGGATTTCAGGACGCGATGGGTGAGACGGACTTCGACGTAGGCGATGCACTGCGACTTGAGGTACTTCGGCCCGGCGACGTTCGGCGCCCGTGGGACATCCGAGTCCCGTAGCCAGCGCTCGGAGACGCCCATGATGGCCGCGGCCTCGGCAGGTTCGAGGATACAATCCCCCGGACCAGCAATCACGGCACGTCGGAGCGCATCGCGTTCGGCTCTATCCATTGGGGCGGGTGTCCGGCATGGCGGGGCTCGGGGGATCTCTCGGGGGTCAGGCGAATCAGGCGCGTTTCAGCGCGAGCCCGCGGTTGCGGAACGTCTTGCGCTTGGCCGTATCGATGTCGAAGCGCGGGAAGTCCTCGGGCTTCGTGCCACCGCTGCGCCAAGTAATGGTTTGGAGCTTGTCGCCGTTGATCCATGCGTTCCACGCCTTGATCGTGATGGCGAGGACGTACGTTGGGTCGAGGCGGTTCTTCCCGATGTCGTCCACCAGCCGACGGCGGAGAACGAAGATGGGGCTCGTCTGCGCCAGCCCGGCACCGTCGTTCAGATCCTGCATGAACGTGTCGGCCATCTCCCGGTCGTACTTCTCGGCCGCGTAGGAGTGGACAAAGCCCTGGACGCCGGGCGTGCAGCGATGCCGGACGACCTTGAGGCGGCCGATGAATTCGGCGCTCGTGAGGATCTGCGGGTGCGCGTCCACGATCGCGGCTAACTCCTGGTGCGTCGCGACGGCCTTCCCGTTGATGGACGAGAGCGCATACTGGTACCACCACCGGGCGATCGGGCCGCACCCGCGGTGCTCGGACCGACCCGCAATGACGCGTGAGTCGTAAAACGAGCGGCCGACACCTGTGTCTAGTGTCGCCATCGCGTCGGGATCAACGCCCCGTACGACATGCATCTGTACGGGTACCTTCGCGACGAGAACCGCGCTCATGCGGTGCTGGCCGTCGATGAGTCGGCCGGCGCGGTCGATCTTGATGGCCTCCCCGTTGAGCAGCCACTTCCCGGCGACCATCTCCCGCGCGTATCGCCGCACGGCGGTCTGCCGAAGCGAGCGGTTGCCCACCATCGTTCCGAGCATCCGGGCAGCGTCGTCGGGAGTGATGGTTTCCACTTTGATCGTGAGACTGCCGTTGTTGCTCATGGTGTTGGCGTTGGGGGTTTGGGGGATCTCTCGGGGAGAGCGGCTAGCGGGTGAGGAGATCAACGAGAACGACGACGGCGACGAGAAGGGCGCCATGTACAACACCCGCGGCGAAGCCGGCGAGATCCGTGCGGGTCCACAGGCCCACGTACCAGTCCCAGAGGCGGCGCCAGCGGGGGACCGGAGGCGGAGGAAGCGGGTCGGTGCGCTCCACGAAGCGCACGCGAACGAGGCGGTTTCTCTCCTCGCGGAAGTCGAGCTGCGCCCGGACGTAGTCGCTCATCTCGTGGCGTGTCGGACGGATCGCGAGGCGACTCTCCAGCGCCGCGATACGCTCGGCCAACGTCGTTCCCTTCTGCTTCGGTGTCACCGATCGGCGGGGGGTGGACATGGCTACTCGGCGCCGTCGATCTAACAGGCGCCGAAACTCACCACTTCCGAGCCGTCATCCTCCTCGTCGAATACAACAACGACGTCAAAGCCGAGGCGCCGCGCCGTCCGGATAGCCACTACCAAATCGTCGGGCAGTCGCGCCGCCTGAACGTCGGCGATGTCGCGCATATCGTCGTAGATGCTCATATCTCGTCTCGGTACCTGTCGGGGGATGGGGAGGGAAGGGGGATGGCTAAACGCCGAAGACCATGATGCCGGATCTTCCGTCGCCAGCGGGGGCGGCATGATCCGTCTTCATCTGCGGGAAGACGGGGCGCGGGCCAGCGATCTCGTCCGGATCGTCCGGCTGCTCGTCCGTCGCGACCCACCACGGACTACGGAAGCATGAGGCGTACACCTTCCCATCGTCGAAGGCATAGGCGTAGTCCGTCGTTCCCGAGTCGTTCCAGGGCCACGGCCAGCCGCGCGCCGGTAGCGTCGCGTCCGTGCGCTCGGCGAGAAACCGCGCGAGCTGCTCGCGGTAGTCCGCCTCGGTTGTCGCCGCGAGGATGATTGGCTTGTCGGCCTTCGTCGTGATCCCCACGGGGTAGCCGTCCCAGGCGATGGAGCCGATCCACTCAGCGCTCGCGCCACGGCCTACGTAAAAGTCTGCTCTAGTTCCCATGTTCGTTCTCGTTTGATGTGAGGGCTACCCGCCCCGCTGGTGCTGACGCGCCGTCGGCTGACGTGCCGAATCGGTGGTGGTGCCAGGGGACACCGGGCCAGCGGGGACGGGCAATGCCATGTTCGGGAGCTCGATGACGTGCATGCGGTAGCGGAGGTCGTCCTCCAACTCCCACAAGTCTTTCCAGTCCGCGACCTGTTTCGGCTGCTGCCAGGGATCGCCCCCGGCGTCATCGGGTCCGTCCGTGAGCGGGGGCGCGCCCGCGAGGCGCATCAGACACGAGCGCAGCAGGTCCGCCATGCCGAGGGCGATATCCGCGCCGTAGACGTTGAGGCGCTTGTCGATCATGCGTGCCTCGCCACGGCTTCGCCCTTCGGCAGTGCCCACGACGGCAACTGTGGCGGGTACCAGCGGAAGTACTCGCCATCCTTGGTCTTGCCGCGATGCGCGCCCTTGTCCGACTCGTCCGCGATGATGACCCAGCCTTCGGGCAGGTCGTAGAGATACCGACCGATGCCCCACTGGACCGCGGCGCGCTTCATGGCACCGGACAGGCCGCCCTTCACGGCCTCGATGTCGGTGTTCTCGGCGCCGTCCCACTTGGTGATCCACTCGCCATCGACGCGGATCGACAGCCCGCAGAGAATGCCCCCGCCCGGGCCCGTCGCGTACTCGTTCTTCCAGTTGGCGGGGCCACAGACCGCGTCCAACCGCTCCATGATCGCGCGGTTGGTGATGTAGGCGAGCGCCATCCCGTAGATCTTGTCGGCCTTGGTCTTCCCGGCCCGCTGCAACCGCCACTCAACGTCGGTCGACGCAAAGGGCTCGGCCAGCTTGGCGAAGTCGATAGCGCGGCTCATGACGCGGCCTTCCGCGGAATCTCTGGAATCCCGGCCGCCCGCCGGAGCGCTTCGCATTCCTCGTTCAGCCGCTGGATCTCCCGCTTCTGCTCCGTGATCGTGAGCGTTCCCCGCAGGAGCCGAAGCAGCGTGTCGTCCTCGTCCGGCGTTGCCGGGACCGTCTTCGCGATCAGTCCCAGCGCCTCCGCCTTGTCCCGCCAGTAGGTGCAGTCGCTGTAGCCCAACTCCGCCAGATCCGCCTCGTTCCTCGCGTAGCCGAGGATGGCGGCCGATGTCAACGACTCGCGGACCGGCGGCCGTACCTCGACCGGCAGCGCGTCCCGCGTCCACGGATGGCCGCACGCGTTGCACTCGAACGACAGCCGGGTGTCGGGCGTGTCGTCGTAGGCCGCGATCTCGTCCCGCTCCCGGACGTCAAGGGACCGGCACTCGGGGCAGACCTCCAGCCGGCCGAAGTCGGGCGCCGGGTCGACGATCCCGGCGCGTTTCCGGGCCTGGACCTCGGCGTACTCGTTGTGCTCAGGCATCGGAAGGGACCTCCGTCCGGACGCTGTAGACCTTGCCCTGGTGCACGTAGACCTTGTAGTCGCCTCGGCCACTCACGTAGACCAGTTCCGCCACGACGACCCGATTGCGGACCAGGATGGGCTCGCGCTCCGCGGCCACCTCGACCTTCACGTTGTGCTCAGGCATCAGAACACCCTCCCGTCGTCCTTCCACGTTTCGAGCCCCTCTTCCAGGAGTTGCCGGAGGGACGGACCGACCCCGTTGGGCCGGTGGAGATCGTGCGCCAGGGCGTACCGGATCAGGTGCTCCAAGGGGTGGTCGCAGCAGTCGCAGCACGGCGCGGCAGGCTGCGGGATGACCCCGTCCTCGGCGTTGATGGTGTGGTCAGACATCGGTCAGCCCTCCGAGGTGGAGGGGGCGGCGCCGTGCACGATGATGTTCACCAGCAGGACGCGACTGCCGTCTGCCTGGCGCGCCAGCGAGAGCCGATCCGACGACCGCCCCCGCCGGACACACAGGTGTCCGTGGCGCCCCTCGAAGAACATCCCCGCGTGCTGCCGGGCGAAACGGGTGGTGCGGGTGTAGGACCCGACCAGCACGACCCCGCCATTCGCCAGCACCGCGTTCAACTGCTCGGCCGTCACCACCCCAGACTGCTCCATCGCTCGCCGCTCCCGTTGAGGTACGCTAGGAATATACGCTAGCGTTACTCCCTTGTCAAGTCCGGCGTGACACGCTACCGTTATTCCATGATCCGATGGAACCTCGGGCCGCACATGGCCAAGAAGGGGCTGGAGAACGCCAGCCAGCTCGCGGCGGGAGCGGGGATAACTCCGCCCGTCGCCTACCGCGTGCTCCGGCGCGAGGCCGTGGAGCGCATCGAGGCCGCGACCCTGGAGAAGCTCGCCCGCTACTTCCGGGTAAAGCCCTGGGCGTTGCTCGAATACACCCCGGACGAGTAGCTCCGGCATCTACCGTCCCTCCGTCTGTGAGGGTGGGAGCGAACCGGCAGCGCGGGCGGCGAGAGCGCGCAGAAGGGCGGCCCGCCGCTTCCGGTTGGCGACGCCGAAATCGTCCGTGAACAGGTCGTCCACCGATCCGTGGTCCTCGCACAGATCCGCGGCGAACAACAGCGCCGCTACGGTCTCCTCGGCGTCTCCCGTTCCCGTCGTTCCCGCTCCGGGGTGAGCGGCAGATCCGAAGCGCAGTTCGTGGATGCGCTTGAGAGCGAACTCGGCCCACAGCGGTCCCTCGTCGCCATCGCAGGTCAGCGCCTCGCACACCTCCCGCTGCCACTCCTCCAACTCCTCGACCTTCGCGAACAGTTCGGCGTTCTCCGCGTCCAGTTCCTCACGTGCTTCGTCCACCCCTGACGGCTCTCCGACGCGGGGGGCGGCGGCTTCTGCCCGACGGACATGTCCCGTCGTTCCCTCTCCGACGTGAGCGGCGGCGATCCGGTCGAAGTCGGCGGCTCGGACCCATGCACCCTCCTTCCACCAGCCCTCCTCGCGGCTATTGAAGTCGTAGCGCGGCACCCCTGACGGCTCTCCGACGCGGGAGGCGGCGGCTTCCGCCTGACGGACATGCTTTCGTAGCAGGTCCTCCAATTCGCGCTCGCGCTGCTGCATCTCGGGCGATGGCGACGCCGGAGCCACCTTCCCCGTCGTCCCGTCGAACACCAGGGACGGGAAGGCGGGAGCGGGGTTGAGCCCATTGCAGTCGGGACAAATCCAGCCGTAGCCGTCCTCGGTGTCCTCCCACCACCCGAGGACGCGCAGGTCCCCGGCGTTCGCGACCAGCGCCGCGGCGCCGCACCCGTGGCCGGCGCAGACGACGCGGAACGCCGACACAGGAAGCAGATCGCCGACCCGCGTCGCTCCTCCGTCTGCCTCCGTAGACGGGGAGGCGGCGCGGCGGTACTCCGGGGCGATGACGTCGATGTCGGGGCAGTCGACCTCATGCGCGAGGTCGCCGCCGCATTTCGGGCACCGTGAGACGAATGGGCTCATCGTCCACCCTCCGTCGTCTCGGAGGACTGTGAGCCGATAATCGTCTGATTGTTCTTCCACGCGTGCGTGACCGCGCAGAGCGCGTTGGCGTCATCGTTCCAGAGGTCGAACCGCACCACGCGAATTCTTGTCCCGCGGAGACTGCGGAAGGTGACTTCAAGCATCGCCCGCCTCCGTCGTCTCGGAGGAAGGGACCGAGCGGGCCGCGCGAATGTCGCGCCGGAGTTGCTCGAGATCCGGCGCCACCTCTCCCGTTCCCGACCCGGAGGACGCGGCGACGGCTTCGCGATAGGCGGGGTCGGTCAGAAGATCGGCAGCGCGAATGAGATGTTCGTTGCTATCAGGGAACACGGACGAGAGGCACCCCAACCGATCCCCGAGTCGCGCGACGAGCCTGCGCCACTCCGCGTTCTCCCGCTGCAACTCATCTACCACCGCGCTCTCCCCGAGGGATGACGACGGGGGAGTGGCGGGAGCGCAGTAGCCAGGGCCGTGAATAGCGAACGCGCTGGACTTCCGAAAGTCGATTCCGCAGTCCGGGCAGGTCGGTGCGCCTTCTCCGGTAGAGGAGACGGGAGCGGGGAGGGATCCGCCTGCGTGCTCGATGCCGGCCGGCTGGATGGCGTCCGCCGGCACGCGATCGTACCAGCGCGGGCGCGACGCTGGGGTATGGTCAGCGGACACGGTGTGCTCCACGTAGGTGGCGAGATGACCTTCGGCTACCTTCCTCGCGGCGTGAGCGGTCGATCCGGAGCCGATCGCGCGCCATGCGAGGGCGCCGGGCTTGCGCCAGCCTGCGATCCACCCTTCGCGATGTCCGACGCGCTGCACGTAGTACTCCAGGTCTGCCGATCGCGCGAGGTACTGGTCCATGCCGCGCGTCTTGCGCCAGACCATCGGCTTCGCCCCCGCCTCTCGGGGAGAC